TCCTAAACAGATGGCTAGAAATGCTGCTAGAAAAAGAGCAAGACGTGCCGCAGTAAAAGCTGGCATGGCTGAAGATGATGATGGTCGTGATATTCATCACAAAGACGGTAATCCTATGAATAACGATCCATCTAATTTGTCCAGCGTCACAGTAAAATATAACCGCACCGAACCAAGAAGGCGAGATAAATGAAAAGTTTTGATACTCACCTAAACGAGAAGGCTTGCGATTTAGTGGGTATGAACCAAATCAAAGCATTTGAAAAATTTGTAGATAACATGTTCAAGAGGTTTAATATAGATTTTAATTTTACCAAGCATTTTGGTGATCGAATGGGCGATGATCGAAACAAGCCCTGTATCAGTATGAAAGAATTGGCAGATTTTATTAAGAAGATATATAAACGTCAAGGTAAATCAATTAAAGGTGTTGCGGGAGCAGAAGCTGTTATTAAAGATATGCAGAGCGATTTGAATATTCCTGTTGCGGTTAAATACGATCAGAAGAATGATAAATTTGATGTTGTAATGAAAACTATTATGAGAAAGAAAAACTTTCATACACCAGATAAAGTTATAAAATACGAATCACACATTGGTGAAGCTTTCAATACTAAAATACCTTGGAAACAAACATTAGACACTGATCATACTGAAAAGTATCAAGGAAAGATTGGTAAACAATTCATAAAAATGATTTATAATTGGTCACAAAAAGCAACTCACGGACCGAAAACAGATGTTACTGTTGTATTTACTGTAGGCGATACTACAAGCAAAACTGGTAAAGGTGACCAGATGAAAATATTTGGTGCAGTGATCAATCATTTAAAAGAGTTTATAATTGACAATCCACAGATAAGAATTCTTAGTTTTACAGCATCAAAAGATCCTGATGATAATGAAACTGGTAGTAGAAGTAAGTTATATGCTAGACTAATAAAACGATTCGCATTAAAGATGAAGTTTAAAGTAGAAGCTTTGGATCTTGATGACATAGAACTTTATATCTTAACAAGAAAATAATGAAATATTTTATATCAGCACCTTTTGGAAATTATCTTAAACTCTATGGTGCCATAAGTGTTACCGGAAGCTGGACCTATAAACCTAGACCGGGACTTTTACCTCAAATTCTAAAAACGTTGCGCTATTCTGAAGGTGGTTGGCGAAACAAGATAGGCTTACGAAACGATGGGATTACAGAAGGTCTTAAAAAATCAAGGTCAACAGACATTTTAAGTTTAGCTGCAATAGATCATTGGGATTGGATAAATATGGATAGCATTGTTCCTAAAAATGCTTCTCTAGAAATAAATATCAGTTGCCCAAATATTGACAAAGATGTTAACCCTACAAATTTACCAGGATTTGATCTGTGGCCAAATTTTAATAGAGATTGGTGTATATGCAAAGTGCCGCCCACAGTTTCAAAATCTGAAATTGATAAGATAGTAGATTCAGGTTATCATCAAATTCATGCTAGTAATACGTTATATTCAATTAATGGTGGTCGCAGTGGTAAAGTATTAAAGCCATATACTATTGAAATTATAGACTATATAAAAAATAAATATCCAAACGTTACGATAATAGCGGGTGGTGGAGTCACCGATAAAAAAGATGCAGAATATTATTTTAATAGGGGTGCTGACTATGTGAGTCTAGGAACAGTATGTTTTACACCTTGGAGACTTAAAGGAATAATTGGTTGATGAAAATTGGCATAAACGGCTTTGGAAGAATTGGTCGATGTGTGGCACGCCATATTATGAATGACCGAAAAGATATGCAAGTAGTTCAAATTAATGCTACTGGTGGTAGAGAAACAAACATGCATCTTCTAAAATACGATAGTGTACATGGACGTTATATGGGAGATATCCATCATCCTATTGTTTGGACAGAAGAACGTGTTATTGAAAAAATTAGATGGGAAGATGTAGATATTGTTCTAGAATGCACAGGAGCATACAACAACGGAATTAAATGCATCAATCACATACTCAACGGCGCAAAAAAAGTTGTCATTAGCGCCCCGGCTAAAGATTGTAAGCGTACTGTTGTATATGGCGTTAATCATACTGACATTAAAGAAACAGAACATATAGTAAGTAATGCTAGTTGTACTACAAACTGCCTTGCACCGCTTGTAAAAGTGTTAGATGAAAATTGTATTATTAAGAATGGTCAAATGACAACTATACACAGTTACACGGGTGACCAAGGCACAATAGATAGAAAACACGCAGATCCTTATAGATCAAGAGCCGGAGGAGTAAACATTATTCCTACTAGTACTGGTGCAGCGAAGGCACTTAAAGATGTATATCCTAGAATGAAAGACAAGATTAAAGGTAGTGCAATAAGAGTACCAACACCGAATGTAAGTTGTGTCGATCTTACTGTCCAGATAGAGACTGAAGTTGATGAATCAATGATCAACAATTTTGTTAAAGAAAGTATACTTTCAGATATGAAAGGAATTATTGGTTATGAGCCTTTACCATTAGTAAGTAGCGACTTTAACACAACATCAGAGAGTTGTATCTTTGCACCAGATCAAACGAGGGTAGTTGACAATCATCTGGTTCGTGTGTTATCATGGTATGATAACGAATGGGCTTTTAGTTGCAGAATGGCAGATGTTGCAACATATATGTCAAAATTTATATGAATATATGTTGACATAACCCTTGTAATTTGCTATAATAGTACATATATACTATAGAGACAACTTGTAGAGGTTGTCCACAATCGGCGGGATGCAGAATAATCTGGTCCCAGAACATTCTTGCTTGGAAAAGGAGAAACCAAAATGACAGGCATACAAACACTATTTCCACGATCATCTTTTGTAGGATTTGATCATCTGTTTAACGAAATGGAACATACCGTTCGTCACGCATCAGATCACTACCCACCCCACAACATTATTAGAGCGAGTGAGAATGAATATCTCATTGAACTTGCTGTTGCAGGATTTTCAAAAGATGAATTATCAATTGAAGTCAAAGATAGAACATTGATGGTAAGTGGAGAACATGTAAGCAAAGGGAGAGACTTTATCCATCGGGGTATTAGTACCAAGAAGTTTAAACGTACTTTTAGATTGTCTGAACACGTTCAAGTAAACGGAGCAGATATTCAAGATGGCATACTTGCAGTAGAATTGAAGTATGAAATCCCAGAAGAAATGCGTCCTCGTAAAATTTCAATTGGAAAAAACGAGGAAAACTCAAATGCAACACATACTAACAAGTCACAACTACTTAACGAAAGCAATTAGTTCATTAATTGATCTAATAAATGATTCTCTCAGCGGACTGTGGGATTCTATGATTAGAGCCAGACAAGTAGAAGCAAATCGAAGAATTGCTCCTATGCTAAAATGTGAATATCCACATATGACAATAAATCAAATTTGGGATATGCTGAATAGAAATACTATGGGCTTAGATCATCTTCCGCAGGCAGACCTATGATGGGATTACTTATTAAATTGTATCAAGCTGTTAGAGTATTAGACCGAAAAATTCATTCTTGGATCATTAAGATTCCAAGATTGTTTAACTGGATTAAGCCTAAAACTGACCTTGAATTAAGAGATGAATATTTCTCAAAAGCCAAATCTCACGTTGATCTTGAAAGACGAATGAGAGTGTGGGAGAATGAGAACCTTAGAGGTTGGCAATGATCTTATACTTTATGATTATGAATTACAAAATATATCGTCAAATTTGTAATTATTTTTGGTACAAATTAAGCTAAAAGATTGGGGCATTTCTGCCCCAATCACACACACACAAATTATATAATTAAAGGAACACACACACATGACACAAAAAAATCCCTTTGAAATTCGCACAGAGATTTTGCAACTTGCAAAAAACTATATGGATAATCAATATCATATGAATATTGAACTTGTAAATGATATGTTTGAGCAAGGTAAACTCAATACGGCTGATGTTCAGGAAGCATATGAAATGTATTCTATTGATGAACTTATGGAAAAAGCTAAGAAAATGTATGCTTTTGTTTCAACAAAAGACTAGACATAATCGATTATATGTGTTATAATATAAACTAATTATGGAGATAAATTTTGAAAGCTTTTTATACTAACGTAGCAAGATATGGCAACTCACTTCTATATCGTGGTTATAATGATCACGGCATACGAATTGAAAAGAGAATTAAATTTAAACCTACACTATATGTTCGTAGCAAAACTAATAATACTGTATGGAAATCTTTAGATGATTTGCCATTACAACCTGTTGATTTTGATAGCATGAGAGCCGCAAAAGAGTGGCTGGTGCTGTATGATCCGGCTAATGTAAAGATATACGGCAATAGAAATTATATCCAACAATTTATTGCCAATGAATTTCCTAAAGATATTTCATTTGATAGAAAAACTGTAAATGTCGCAAACCTTGATATTGAAGTCGCTTCTGACGATGGCTTTCCAGAACCAGATACAGCAGATTACCCAGTCATTTCAATTTGTTTGAAAAGTTCTAAGAGTGAAATTTATCACGTTTGGGGTCTTGGTGAATATGATGCTGATACCCGTGAGAACCAAAGTATATTGGTCCAATATCGTAAATGTGAAAGTGAGGTTGAACTACTCGCTAAGTTTATTGAGTATTGGAAAAAGAATACTCCTGATGTAATTACTGGCTGGTACATTAAACATTTTGATATGCCATATCTAATCAATAGAGTAACAAAACTGGCTGGCACTGAGGTAGCTAACAAGTTTTCTCCTTGGGGTCTCATCAGTGAAAGAAAAGTCACTATTGCTGGTCGTGTAAATAAGAGCTATGAAATCACTGGTATTTCTCAGCTAGATTATCTTGATTTGTTTAAGAAGTTTGGCTATTCTTATGGCAATCAAGCATCATATAAGCTAGATCACATTGCTAATGTTGTTCTTGGTGAAAAGAAATTATCTTATGAGGAACATGGCAATCTTCATACATTATATAAAAACGATCATCAGTTGTTTATTGATTACAACATTAAAGATGTTTGGCTAGTCGATAAGATTGATGAAAAGATGGATCTGATTACACTTGCCTTGACTATGGCATATCGCGGCGGTGTAAACTATGATACGACTTTAGGTACAACCGCTATATGGGATTCTATTATCCATCGTGAATTGAATCACCAGAGTATTGTTGTCCCTCCAAAAGACGATAAAAGAAAAACTCCTTATCCTGGAGGTTACGTTAAAGAACCTCAAGTCGGTGCCCATGACTGGGTTGTTTCTTTTGATTTGAATTCTCTTTATCCTAATCTTATTGTCCAATACAATATGTCTCCCGAAACTCTGATTGTTGATTTTGACGAACGCCACACAGACGGCGTTGATTACTATATGGTAAATAAGCCCACAATCAACAAAGATTTGTCTATTGCTGCTAACGGTGCAACTTTCAGTAAAGAAAAGCAGGGCATACTGCCAAAACTTATTTCAGATTACATGTTGGAACGAAAGACTACCAAGAAAGCAATGCTTGCTGCAATGCAGAAAAATCAAGATAATCCAACGGAATCACTCAGTAAAGAAATCAATCAACTTGAAAATCGCCAGATGGCTATTAAAATTCTGTTGAACTCTTTATATGGCGCCATTGGCAATCAACATTTTCGTTATTTTGACCAACGTGTAGCTGAAGGAATTACTCTATCGGGCCAGTTAGCTATTCGCTGGGCTGAACGTGCCATAAATTCCGAGATGAATAAGATTCTTAAAACAAACGATTTCGATTATGTTGTTGCTATGGATACAGACTCACTTTATATCAACTTCGGACCGTTCATCAAATCTCTTAATCCAGATGATCCTGTGAAAGCACTTGATAAGATTTGTGCAAACCATTTTGAAAAAGTATTAGAGACTGCATATAATAATCTACATGTTCAAATGAATTCATATGACAATAGGATGATTATGGAACGTGAAGCGATTGCCGATCGCGGTATCTGGATGGCAAAGAAACGTTATATTCTAAATGTCCACAATAATGAAGGTGTTCAATATAAAGAACCCAAGTTGAAAATTATGGGCATTGAAGCTGTAAAGTCTAGTACACCTCAAGTAGTTCGTGATAAGTTTATGCAAGTGTTTAAAATTATTATCTCTGGCAGTGAAATTGAAACTAGAAAATTTATTAATGATTTTAAGACAGAATTTAAAAGCTTACCTGCAGAAGCGGTCGCTTTTCCTCGAGGTTGTAGTGAGGTTAAAAAGTATAGTGATCGTAAGATGATTTATAAGAAAGGCACACCCATTCATGTTCGAGGTGCTCTCCTGTATAATCATCAAGTAAAAGACAAAGCCCTTGAAAAGAAATATACCGCAATTCAAAATGGCGAAAAAATATTATTCACATATCTAAAACTACCTAATCCTATTCGTGAGAACGTCATTTCATTTCCAGACTATATTCCACCGGAGATGAACCTGTCAAGATATGTTGATTATGATACCCAATTTGCCAAAACTTTTGTTGATCCAATTGAACCCATCTTAGATGCTGTTGGTTGGTCAATTGAAGAAAAAGCAACCTTAGAAGATTTTTTTGGTTGACAATAACGAATCATTATGCTATACTATTCATATATTAGATAGAAGATACTCTAGACTGTTGCAACTGATCTGGAATAAAATCAATCTAATATTGATAAACTGAAAACTATCTACAAATTAAAGTAGATTTAAATCTTATTATGGAGAATATAAATGTCTAAGAGAAGCGGCCCATGTGCCAAAAAAACACGACCAAATCTACGATCTACCCGTAGACAATATTTCTTAACACTGCGTAAGATACGAGATATGTTACCAGGAATCACTAGAGACATGAGAATTCAGCGACCTGGTTGCTGGAAAGAAAACAAAGCTGCAAAGTTCTTTGGAGCAACAATTGAAGGAAAATGCTTAGATCAACCAATTCTTTTGAGTGGGATCTCTTCCGCACTAAAAATGGCTATTAGTAAACAGCATACTCTATGCAAACCTGTATTAGAAAAATTTCTAGAAGAAGGATTTCACGCTTCGGTTCTTGATGGTGGAAATCGCATAGATTCAATTGCCGCTATTTTTAACGATGAAATTGAAATTTTGCCTGGCAGCTATTTCATCAAAGATCCTTTTGATGAAGAACCTACTACATTCCAAATAGATATAGCAGTCAAAACAATGTGGAGTGATCTTCATGAAGATTATCAGAACCTTATATTAGATAATAAACAACTGCAAATAGTTTATTATGAATACCAGGAATATAAGGATATGTATAGTGTTTTTGAAGTATGCAATTCTAATGTTACGATGACTGATGCAGAACATAGAAACGGTAAGAACACTCGTGTAGCACATGCTAATAGGGAACTTGAAGTTAAATATACAGACAATGGTGTTCTAAAGGATACTAATTTTCCTGTAGAAATTAAAAGTTGGTTGCCATCACAATATTTTGCAGGTATGAAGCATGCCAGCCGGGGTATGCAAAGTACAGTTGATAATGAAGGTAATTATATAGTAACTAAGTTTCCTTGGAATACTTCAAAATTAGCTATTGATACAGATTATGAATTTGGCTCAATAGCAAATGTGGAGACCGTGTGTAAAAAAGAGCAAGATTTCATTATGGAGTTTATGAGATATTATGAAGCATTTCAAAAGCAAAACTTGCGTATTGAATTTTTCAAATCTAAAATCACATTGGACTTTTTAGTTGTCTATACAATTATGAAAAAGCATGAGATTAAACTAAGAGATACTAAATCCAGTACAAAAGCGGATGTATTAAAATCTTTCAATGACTGGGTACATGAGACACTTGCAGACGAGATTTCCGAATATGATTCTGGAGTAACAAATAAAGCAACTGGAAAAAATGATATGCTTAAATTTCACCAGTTATATCAAGGGCAGAAAAAGCCAGATGTGCTGCAACTCTATCGTGTTAATCGGGCGCTGAAAGAGTGGTTGCCTAGTGTTATGGGAACTTTATTAGTACAATCTACAAAACGAGAATATATCTCTGATATGGATAAAGTTGCTGCATTTAATAAAAATAACGGAACTGATGTAATGACAGGTAAAAAGTTTTCTTTGACTGATATGAAGAATATGGAATTAGATCACGATTTACCATTAAAACTTGGTGGCAAAAATTCGATTGATAATTTAAATTGGATTACAAAAACTGCTAATCGTAAAAAAGGCTCAAGTGACTTGACAGGCTTTACGGAATAAGTTATAATAGATACATAAGAAGAAGTTAAGGATAGAGTATGGAAACTACACAAAAACTGCATGTTGCTGCATTGGTAAATAAAATTGGCGACTGGCATGAAGAACGCAATTTGATTGAAGGTTCTACTGATAAAGATCAGGTGTTGAAGCTAATGCAAGAGTTGGGCGAGTTGTCTGACAGTGTATGTAAGGGCAATGATATTCGGGATGATCTAGGCGATATGATGGTTGTAATGATCAATATTATGAAGCGTAATAATATTACCATGAATGACTGTCTAACCGTTGCTTACAACGATATTAAAGATCGTAAAGGTCGAATGATCGATGGCATCTTTGTAAAGGAAACGGATTTGTAGGTGTATAGTCTCACTATATTCAAAAATCTTTATGACAACAAAACCCACCGCAGGATGAATTTCTTGCGGTGGGAAAACTTTAGTAATTTTTTGTATAAATTATCAGAGATACAAAAAGAAGGTAAACATGATGCACAACTTATATCCCCGGCTACTTATCTACCTGACACAACTAGGTCAAACAAAGCTGTTGATTCTTGGGGATCTTGGGCTGCTGTTGATGTTGATGATCATGAATTTCAAGGAAATCTAGAAAGTGAACTACATTCTAGGTTTGGTAATTTTACTTATATTTGTTATAGTACTGCTAGTAGTAAGATTGATTACCCAAAATTTAGGCTTGTGTTCCCACTTACAACATCGATTCACACATCTAGAATTAAACACTTTTGGTTTGCCCTCAACAAAGAACTCGGTGAAATCGGAGATGGGCAGACTAAAGATTTATCTAGAATGTATTACATCCCTGCTAACTATGCTAATTCTTACAACTTCATATTCACTAATACTGGGAGTGATATTGATCTTGACGAATTAATAACAAAGCATCCTTATAAAGAAAAGGTGGGTAGTACCTTTTTAGATAGATTACCAAAACATACTGTTGAAAAACTAATACAATATAGAAAAGATAAACAGACAAATACTAGTTATCGTTGGAGTGGATATAGAGATTGCCCATTTGTCAATAAAAAGCATGTTAAAGAATGGTTTGATATCTCAGGCATAGATAACAGTGGAAGATACGCAATGATCTATAAGATTATGGTTTCTACTGCTATGAACGCTATCAAGAGAGAGTATCCTATAACCGCATTTGAGATAGAACAACTGATTAGAGAACTAGATAATGAAAGTTCTAGGAGATATGAAAAGCGACCGCTAAATGTGGAAGCTGACCGAGCTATAGAATACGCATATAGAAATGTATAAGGAGATTTGAATGACTTTTATTGCAGCAATGGATAACTCTGGCGGAAGTGCTGGAGGAGTGTTAGATATATACGGTCAAGAATGGACTGAAGATGATAAGATGGAAAAGGTAAATAAATTTCGATTAAGAATGGTATCTGATCCTAGTTTCACAAAAGAAAAAATTAGTCATGCTATACTCTATAAAGACTCGGTTTCTAGAGGATTAGTAGAAGATTTAAGACGTAAAGACATTGAATCGATTCTAAAAATTGATAGTGGCACAACAGAAAGAGGTATTCTAAAGGTTTTTGACGTAGATGGAATGATACGATTTGCATTAAGTCATGGTTGTGTAGGTACCAAAATGAGAAGTGTAGTAAAGGATCTTTGGGATATTAATGCTATATTGGATCAACAATTTCGATTTGCACAAAGAATTGCTGATGCTGGTCTTATCCCTATAGTTGAACCAGAAATTTCTATTCATAATTTTAATAAGCCTTCGGCTGAGATTGAATTGCAAGACCAATTAACAAATAGATGCCGAGACTTTAACGGCAGCCTTATCCTAAAATTAACAATTCCTGACGTGGCTGAAACGTATAGTAAATTATATAAATTCAATTCAGTTGAAAGAATTGTAGGTCTAAGTGGTGGTTATTCTACAAACGAAGCATGTGCTAGATTGACTCTTTCAACACATATGGGAGCTAGTTTTAGCCGAGCTTTAAGTGAAGGTCTTAGGTTTGATCAAACAGATGAAGAATTTTCAAACACAATTAAATCTAATATAGATAAAATATTTGTAGCTGGTAGTTACCATGTTACCAGATGAAAAAGAAGCAGAAAAAAATAGAAAAATCATTCTTAATTTAGCTGCTGA